GGCCCTGCAATAATTTCCCAAATTATTCTAGGAAATTCGCCCCCTCGATTGTCTGTTAAAAATAGACAATCAACATGGTTAACCTAACCATGCCCATTTCCACTTTTTATGGGTGGAGTGGACGTCCACGTACCAGCCAGGCCCCAAATGACGCTCCATAACACTAACGGAGTTCTCATATGGGTAACTTTTACTGGCTGAATCACGAGACAACTCTTTCCTTAAGAGTTCCCACCAATCAGGTGGGCGTCTTGCCACTGGCGTAGACGCGCTCGCGAGGATCCGATGTTCTTCTATCTGTAGGTCGGAATTCCAACGCTTACGATAAAAGACTTCGTTACTAGCGCTCGATGGTACCCGAAGAGTTAGAGGAATCTCTCTCTCGGTTCGAGGATAAACAAACCCTACCACCTCCTCGACGTCAGAAATGAGTCGATGGACGGATTCGTATCCAAACTTCGCAATGAATTCATTGCACAAGTCTGCGCAAGTATCCAATCCCGTACCGACATTATTCGGGACTTCCTTTACTCTTACGGGGGTTACATCATAACCTTTATGATAATCACCACCGCACGATTCACGGAAGGGACCCGAAACATAACTCTTATCGTAGTTGACTTTAAGGCCAACTATTGTCAGAGCTTCCATGATACCTTTGGAAACATCGGTATCACAGATTATGTCGTCGCCATAGACGTATACTTGACGGTTACTAATCCCGTAAAGTAGACGCGTTGCTGCCTGCGCGCAAGCCCAAAAGACAAGCGCTTCAACTGGAAAACAACAAGCACTGCCCATAGGGGCAAACTTGTTGAGCTTAACCACATAATCGTTCGGTAGGATCGTCTCCTCGGAGCGGCAAGCTTCGAGGCACTCTAACCAATCAGAGGGAAAACAACCTCTGACGAGTTCAAGTGAGACCCTATCGGATGCATCTTTCAAGTCGATGGTCGCAAGCTTGCCTGAAAGGCTCGCTTGGAAGGCCAAGGCTCGATTGACGCGTTGGTCAGTAAAATTAATCTGACCTCGTGTAATGTGGTTGGTCTCAAGGATGTCGTAGAGCTTTCTCATCAAACCCTGTTGAGCGAACATTAGCTCGCGGGGTTCACATGATATTACTCTGGGACCTCTTGAGTCCTTAGGCACAAGACAAACACGTGCCTGAGGATTCGCACTGACTGAAGACTCCAACACTTCCAACTCATCGAGCAAATGTGTCTCGTTAAAGTAGAAAAGGTTGGTGTAACCAAAGACATCATCGAGCTTCTTAAAATATCGGAAGCCCGACCACTTCTTATGGTTAGGAGTTCGGCAAGCGGTTGAGCCGCCGCCGTGACAAGGACGTATATCGTGAGGATCCGAATTGCTAAGGACCCTCGCAATAATCCGTGCCATCTCTTTGACTAAGGCGGATCGAGAACATTGAGTACCACGTCTACGACCCGAGAAATCTGGGTCTTCGAAAGTGAACTCAATATCATTAGACTCGCTAAAATCAAAATTGCCAACTTCTCGGTCGTTCGCAATGAACGCATCCAGGAATTTGTCAATCGTCTTCGGGTCATGCTGTACCTCCAGTTTATAGAAAACGTAAGATAGTTGTCTTACGCAGTCCACGGCAACTGAGTTACCAGCTTTTGCTGCATAGATAGCTTCCCCCAGGAAATAGGGGATGCCCATCCCGTCCGTTCTAAAGGACTTGATGGTCGGCCATGTGTTTGTTGCATGGAAGATATCCATGGCCTTGCCTAATTCCGGCAAGGCTACAGTAAGAAACGGTAACCCCTCGTTCGCGACCCTGGATCGGACCTCTTTAATATCTTGAGGTTTAACCCAGGAGCTGTAGCGAAGGTTACACGCTAGGTTCTCCCATAAAGAGAGAAGGCTTTTCAGGTCACCGTCATTCATAACGACGAACCTCCAAAAGTATCCCTAGTACATAGCCTACAAACAGCCATAATACAACGTACTACGACTGCCTCCGCTACTACCATCCACTACAATGAAGGACAACTATACTTCA